GTGTATTGGTTGTTAGCCGCCGTCGTGTTCGTTGAGTGGATTTGGCCGGTTGAAATCACGCTTCGGTCTGTAGCAGGAACCAATCCGGCTTGACTTTGGGTTGTGAGTTGAAAGAAGCCGCCGCATTCGCCGGGGACTTGAACCGCTGGACCGGTTCCACCGAAGTCATAGCGGACGGCGATGTTGTGGATTCTGAGGACGCTTTTGCCGAGGGCATCCACGTAGGCCCCACAGTCAATGCCGGTTTGGATTGGGACGGCCCCGCTCATTGTTGCGCTTGCTCGGATGAAGAAAGAATCACTTTTCGCCATAACCTATCATGATAGGGTCTCGGTTAATATATTTGATTGAACCCCGTTCTTGAACATCTATACCGCAAATAGGGTCGGGAAGGCGTAGCCGTAGCCGACTCTATGAGAATCACACTGTCAGGATTAGATTCATTGTTAATGATTCATATATTGGAGCCGTCTCGGAGGTGTGATGGATAGCCGCCGATACGATAGAAACGCCGACCAATTAAGCCAAATCTTCAGTCATTTTCAATTGCTGACGACCAAGGACGCACTTGCGGAGGAAATTGCCGCCCCAATGCGTCAAGAAATGCTTGAAATCCTTGAACGTGCGCTCGTTCTCAACGATTTCATGGGTAAAATGCACGAGAAGGGGTTGGTCTGATGCCTTCACGTCAAGTCGGTCAAGTCTTTTCATATTGCATTGTTTGTAAATGTCAGATTCTGCATTATCCCGATACCCCGCAACATGCCCTTTGCCCATGCTACAAAGGCGCAAAATGGGTTGAAGCATTTGTTCAAGGTGTCATGGAGAGGTTAGGATGAGCCGACGACGTTCTTCAAACCCGACCAAGGCGGTTTCTGTCGCGATTCCTGAGCGAACGTTGAAGCGATTGAACGAACATTTGTCCTACGAGCAAAGCCGTTCGCGATGGATAACGTCCGCGATTGAAGAGCGATTGGACGCTAATCAAGAAAAAGTGCCTGACCGAATCACGGATTTAACCGACAGTCAATTGGCTGTCGCTTTACATGCCCGCGTGTGTGACTGTGGCGGGCTTTGGAACTGCGTAAAACTCAACGTCGTTAAGTCAATGTTGCCGCACGCGGTCATCAACAAAGAAGCGATTCACCAATGGCTCAGAGATAGGGAATCATCGAGATAGCAAGTTGAACAGTTTCAAAGCCACCGACCAAACCGAGAGTGAGAAACGAGACGATTACGTTCAACCGAACGAGACCTTCAAGGTTGGATTCTTTCTCTTGACGACGTTCTTCTCTTTCCATGAGCCACGTTGCGAACCGTTGAGTTCGGTTTGGGGCAGCTTCTTTTTCAATCGGTTCTTCAGACATCCTGACTACGCTCCTTGATTAACGTAAGAACGGCTTGGTGGTCCGTGATTTCAACGGTTTCCAATTCAACAAAATAATTCACGAGCGCACCGTCAACGGTGTCTTGTCCGACTTGACACGTAAGGTAGAGGTCCCTTAGAACGATGTGGTCGGGGTCCACGAGACTAAACGGGGCGTTGGCCGCATTGTTGGCCCCAATGCCCGTGATGCTCAGGGAAGCCCATGCAATCTGCCGGTTGTCATTCCAGTTCCAGATGGGGTCGGTGACGGCATCAAGATGCAACGTCCCGAAGGCCCCGTTCGCGGAGTTTGCAGGGTATCGGCTGGACACAATGAACCGCTTCACTTTGTAGCCGTGGTTAAGGTCGCCATCATCCACGACGAGCCGGTGCGTTTGCCCTTCGGTGACGGTCCCTCGCAGCGTTCGTAGGCGATGAGTTCCAACCATCACTTCTTACCTCCTGCTAATTTGTGGGCTTCACGCACAGCCCGCTTGAAGCCGCCCGCCTTCCACTTTCCGTTCTTGAGTTTGTGCTTGCTTGCAACGCGCTTGAAGGCGGCTTTGTATCGTCGGTTATACGCTGATGCTTTCCGCTTCGCTGGCGCACGTGCGGCGGCCACGGCCCCCGTCGTAGTGCCTTCAACAAAGCCTTGGACAACAGGGGCAGGAAGTCCGGTCACCGAAGCCACAGGGACCAACAGGGCATCGGCCAAAGCGCGCATTTGTGCGGCCATCGCCATCTTTTGACGTTGACACTCTGGAGACGTGCACATGAGGTCCGACCTCACTGTTGACTCAAGGAGAGGGCCATAGCGGCCGCTTGACTGAGGGTTTCAACGGTGCATTCCATCACGATTTCAACCCGTGGGTCGGTAGTGAATCCATTCCCTACCGATTGAACGAGAAGGTAGAGTTGTTCAACGCCGACGAGGTAGCCGTTGCGCCAATGCTGAGGAGCGACGTCGAGCGAGTCAGAATAGAAGGTGTATTGGTTGTTAGCCGCCGTCGTGTTCGTTGAGTGGATTTGGCCGGTTGAAATCACGCTTCGGTCTGTAGCAGGAACCAATCCGGCTTGACTTTGGGTTGTGAGTTG